GAAGCTGCTCGCCCTGTGGTAACAGCAACTACATTCGTGCGTGAGCGCGTAGCACCAATTACATCAGCACAATATCTAGAAGCAAACATCAAGGCAGCACTTGGTGATGACGAAGCACGCCGCACAGTACGCGCAGCAGATGATTCAACATCAACAAACACTGGTCTTACACTTGCACCACACCTAAACACATTTATTACTGACACATTTACTGGCCGTCCAGCATTTGAAGCAGTAACACGATCTGCACTTATGGCAGAGGGCATGTCTTTCACTGTACCTCGCCTTTATACCAATGCGTCATCAGCGGATGTTGCACCAACAGTTGCAGACACTAACGAAGGTTCAGCACCATCTGAAACAGGCATGACTTCAGCTTACGACACAGTAACAGTCGAGAAGTTCTCAGGTTTGCAACGAGTTAGTTTTGAGCTCATCGACCGCAGCCAACCACAGTTCATGGAATTGATGATGACAGAACTCCGTAAAGCGTACGAGAAAGCAACAGATGCAGCTCTTATTGCTAAGTTCATCTCAGCTGGAACAGCAGCAACAAATGTTGCAACAACAGCAGCTGGATTACAGTCATTCATTGCAGTAGAAGGCGCAGCAGCATATAAGGGTACAGGCGGAGACTTTGCTAACAAGCTAGTTGCATCGACTGACCAATGGGCTGCAATCGCAGGATACGCAGATACCACAGGTCGCGCATTGTACTCAGCACAAGGCCCAACATACAACGCATCAGGTAATGCAGTAGCAACATCTGTTCGTGGTGGAGTTCTTGGAACTGACCTCATCGTAGATCACAACATTTCAGCTTCAGGCATTTCAGATGATTCAGCCTTCTTGGTTGCACCAACATCTGTATATGCATGGGAGTCACCAACAACTCAACTTCGCGTAAATGTTCTAACATCAGGCGAAATTGAAATCAACCTTTACGGATACCTAGCACTCTATGTTGCTAAGTCAGGTAAGGGTGTACGCCGCTTCGCAGTAGCGTAATTACTCGCAACTAAGTCGCTCTCAGGGGTAGTAGCCCTCTACCCCTGAGAGTCTTTAGAAAGGATCATCATGGCATTAACGACTGTCGCGGAACTTCGCAGCACACTTGGGGTGGGAACGCTCTATCAAGATTCTGTATTGGAATCCGTGTGCGATGCCGCCGATGCAGTCCTTTTGCCTATGCTCTGGACTAATACAACATACAACATTGCACATAGCAACACAGCAACTACAGGCACACTTTACTTTCAAGACAAAGTAGAAAAAGTTTTTTATGTAGGTCAAACAGTAGTTATTAGTGGCAACGGATCTAAGCACAACGGATCAAAGACTCTCACTGGTGTAGGCGATTACAACATTACTTATGCAATTACAGGTAACAACAACACTCCAGCAGTAGAGCATCCAGTACAACCTTTTGGCGTAGTCACAGCAGATACTTATGTGGACTGGACTTTAGATCAAGCAGTACAAAACGCAGCTTTGATGATCGCTGTTGAAATCTGGCAAGCAAGAACCGCTACTCTCTCAGGTTCTAATGCCGTTGATTTCCAGCTATCCCCGTACAGGATGTCAGCGCAATTATTGGCGAAAGTACGGGGATTGATTTCTCATGCACTCGCACCAACTTCAATGGTGGGCTGATGCCAGTTCCAATTACCACCCTTAGAACTACCTTAGCCACAGCTTTAGTAGATAATACAAAGTATCAAGTTTTTGCTTTTCCACCAAGCACTATCCTTGCCAATTCCGTAATAGTCAGTCCTTCTGATGAATACATTGTTCCATCAAATAACCAGCACATAGGCATTAGCCCTATGGCTAACTTTCGTTTGATTATCACAACCGCTTTATTCGATAACGAAGGCAACTTGAATGGCATAGAAGATTTTGTTTGTGCCGTGTTTAAGAAGCTATCTATATCAGGATTAACCTATAATGTAAGCGCGGTAAGCGCACCAAGTATTCTCAATGTTGCCAGTGGGGAACTGCTCAGCTGCGAGATGTCCGTATCTATTTTAACAAGTTGGGAATAATCATGTCCGATTGGGATAAAGAGAACGAGGCCTTTCTGATCAAGATCGGACAGGTTGCACCATCAACACCTAAGCCAGCAACTACTAAGAAAGACGAGGAATAATCTCATGGCTATATTTCTAAATAACAATGTGGGCGTGAAGATCAATTCTGTTGATCTCTCTGACCATGTAACAAGCGTAGTTATCAACCGTGTATTTGAGGAGCTAGATGTCACAGCAATGGGTGATTCTAGCCGTCGTGCGGTCAAAGGCCTAGAAGCCTCAACCGTAACTATCGACTTTTTGAATGACACAGCAACAGGAAGCGTATTGCAGACACTACAGGCTGCTTGGGGAACAACAGTCACAGCTGTATTCCTACAGACAAAGGGAACAGCAGTTTCTGCTACCAACCCTCTTTACACCGTTTCTCTGTTAATCAACAACACTACCGACATCAACGGATCTGTTGCTGACATCGGTGTACAATCGATTACATTTACTGCTAACTCAACAGTGGCAGTAGCAACTACAGGTACTTTCTAAACAACTAACAAAGGGGCAAAACATGGCAAGACTGAAGATAGTTCGACAAGATGGAAGCGTATTAGAAGGCGAGATTACTCCAGCAGTGGAGTATGCGTTTGAACAATATGCTAAGAAAGGCTTTCACCAAGCGTTTCGTTTGGATGAGAAGCAGTCGGATGTCTATTGGTTGTCGTGGGAAATTACACGCAGGTCAGGTGAGACTGTTAAGCCGTTTGGGATGGAATTTATCGAGACACTCAAAAGTGTCGAGGTGCTTGATTCCGACCCTTTAGCTTAAAGCGCGATCTCCCGTTCACCTACCTTATTGCTAGGCTAAGCATAAGGTTAGGGGTCGCGCCACAACATTTATTAGAGTTAGACAGAACAATGCTAAATGCATTGCTACAGGGTTTAACTGATGAAGCGAAGGAGATTAGAGATGCCAACAGAAGTAGTAGGCGCGGTCGCACTTCGTAAGGCTTTAGCTACTTATGCTCCAGACCTAGCCAAAGAATTAACCAAAGAACTTGGCAAAGTTCTCAAGCCAGTAGTTGCAGAAGCTCGCTCATTTGTGCCGCCTTCATCTCCGATGAGTGGATGGCAACCTCGAGCATTTTCTGAGGCAAGATTTCCTATGTATGACTCAAGCGTAATTCGCAGAGGCATCATCTATAAAACTACACCTTCTCAACCTAATCGCAATGGCTTTGTTAATACAGTCAGAATCCAGAACAAAAGCATGATTGGTGCTATCTATGAGACTGCTGGCCGCAAGAACGGTCAGGGTCAAAATTGGGTAGGCCCTAAAGCTGGCGGCGCAAGCAAAGGCGTGTCTAGGTCAGTCAATCGTTATGCTGGCAATCAATTTATTTCTAATCTTGGTCAGCTCTATGGCCCTAACAAAAAGGGAGACCATCGAATGATGGGTCGCTTAATCTTTAGAGCGTGGGCTAAGACTCAAGGTAAAGCTAACGCTTCTGTGTTTAAGGCTATTGAAAATACAACTGCTCAATTCAATAAGAGAACAGAAATAGTAGATTTGAGGAGAGCCGCATGAGCAATGTAGCCATTAACATTGCCGCGGAGTTCACTGGCAAAAAGGCTTTTAAGCAAGCCGAAACAGCAACACAAAAATTAACTGGCAATGTAAAGAAGCTAGCAGGTGCAGTTGGTATTGCTTTTGGAGCTAACGCAATCCTTGCTTACAGTAAGGCATCAGTAAAGGCTTTTGCTGAAGATGAAGCAGCGGCTTTAAGACTTACCAGAGCAGTAGAAAATCTAGGCATTGGCTTTGCTAATCCTCAGATTGCTGAGTACATAGCCAATCTTGAGAAGTCTGCTGCCATTGCAGATGATGTTCTTCGTCCAGCGTTTCAGCGCCTATTGACCACCACAGGCTCATTGACTCAGTCTCAGAAACTTCTCAATGATGCAATTACTATTAGCCGAGCTTCTGGCATTGATCTTGCTACAGTCACAGAAGATTTAGGTAAAGGCTATGTTGGAATTACTCGCGGTCTAGTAAAGTACAACACAGGCTTGACTCAGGCAGAATTAAAAACTAAAACATTCTCAGACATTTTAGGCATCATACTTAATAGATCAGCAGGCGCGGCAGAAGATTACCTAAGCACTACTTCATACAAAATGGAAGTTCTAAGCATAGCCACAGGCAACGCTTCGGAAATCATAGGAGAAGGCTTAGTTGATGCCCTTGCTCGACTTGGTGGGGGTACAGAGGCTAGCGATGCAGCAAAGGCTATTGAGACCTTAGCAAAGGCTTTCAACTTTGTAACACTATCTATAGGCACAGCAGGTGGCGGATTAACTAGCCTACTTAGAAACCTAAAGAACCTACCTAAGAATATCTTTGAAGGATTTGCTGGCAAGCAAGCTGGCATTAATTTTACAGCTCCGATAAAGCCTAAAGCTACAGAAAGCCTAAGTGAAAAGAAACAACAACAGGCTTTAGCTGCATTAGAGAAGGCAGCAATTAAACGCCAAAGAGAATTGAACGCGCTAAAGAATAAAGAATTAGAAACACAAAGAAAACTAGCGGCTGAAAAAAAGAAGCAAGAAGCCTTAGATAAGGCCGCAGAGCTTCTAGCTCAAGGCAAGAAGGTCTTTGATGAAGAAGCTATCCAGTTAGCTGCTGCTGCTCAAGGCAAGCTCTCAGAAGAAGATCGAGTCAGAATTGCGTTAAAGAAAGACATCTATGAATTAGAAGCAGCTATCAGTGCAGAGAATCTAGGTGCTGCTACTCGCCTCGCGGATAGCATGGTTTCCAATGCTCAAAAACTGGCAACTATTCGTAGTGAGATGGTTGGTCTAAATAACATTGAAAACCCTTTCACTGCATGGGCGGCTACTCTAGGTCAAATGTCAGCAGAGTTATCTAAGTTAGCAAAAGTAATAGAAGATGAACTTCGCACAATTATTAGAAATATGCTTGATAACATTTCCGAGCAACTCAAGAAGCTGCAAGCATTGAATGGCCGTAATACACCAATCGAGCAACAAAGAGAAATTATCCAACAGAAATTGGATAGAGCCATGCCAGACATTCAAGCCCTTCAGGATCGTCTAGCACAATCTGGTGTTGCTGGATATTCTCAGACTTCTATGAATAATGCATCGATAACTGTCAATGTGGCTGGTTCGGTTTCTACAGAGCGCGACTTAGTAGCGGCCATTACTCAAGGGCTCTATTCACAGCAGGCATCAGGCACTCCAGTTAATTACAGTACGGTGTACTAATGGCTTTACCAGCAACCCCTATTGTCAAAATCAATTTAACTGGTGGCGCTTCTTTTGGAACTCCATTTGTCTTAGATACCTCAGAGCTTGATTTTGCAGTCCTAGCCGAGCCTGACACAGTTATTATTGATGTATCAAACCAAGTCTCTAAGATTGATACTCGCAAAGAACGCAACCTATTTCAGGACAAGTATTTGTCAGGTACAGCAACAGTCCGTATTCTTGACGAAACAGGCGCGTGGAATCCTCAGAATGTTTCAAGCCCTTACTATCCAAACCTAGTTCCTTTACGCTCAATCATTATTGAGACAAACTATTCAGGAACAATTTATCCAATCTTCAAGGGATATATTCAAGAATATCTTTACACCTATCCTAAAGACCAAGAAATTGGTTATGTTGATCTTATTTGTTCTGATGCCTTTAGATTGGTGTTTAACTCAAATGTGAGCACCGTCACAGGCGCAACAGCAGGACAAGACACTGGCACTCGCGTAGGCAAAATCCTAGATGCTATTGGCTGGCCTGATAGTGCTAGGTCAATTATGACAGGTGACACCTTATGTCAGGCAGATCCAGCAACTACACGCACTGCTCTAGCAGCTATTGAGACTGCAACATTTACAGAGCAGGGAGCGTTCTACTTTGACAAGGCTGGCAATGCAGTCTTTAAGAACCGCAGCTTTGTCTATGAGTCTGGCGCTGAAACACCTATTGCCTTTTCCAATGCCACAGGATCTTCAGACATTCCTTACGCTGGCATCACCTTTGCCCTAGACGATAAGACAATCGTTAATCAGGCTACAGTGACACCCATAGGTGGCACTGCCCAAACAGCATCAGATCAAACATCTATTGACAAGTTCTTTCTTCACAGTATTACAGCTAATGACATGCTCATGCAGACAGATGCCGAGGCCTTAGAACTTGCCCAAAATTTCGTAGCCAGTCGCAAAGACACC